TATGACTCGCTCTTTGCTCCGCCAGGTGCCCTGGGGCCGGACCTCGACCCGTTTGCCGGCAGCACCGACATTCTCACCCCCACCATGCTGACTGAGACGCACTTCGCCAGCGACCAGGACACCTCCTGGCACAACGGCTTCGGAACGCTGAACGACTACGAAGTCCCCGCGAGCGGCTGCACTATGTTTGACAGCAACCAGGGCTCGCTCTTCGACGACAGCAGCAGCTTTGGCAGCAACTGGGACTGACAGAGCGCCTGCACTTCGGCAGCACGTTTATTGAGACCAAAAAAAGAACCCCGACGAGTGCCGGGGCTGTGAATTGAGGAGTGCTGAATGAATATTTTGGATTACAGCCTGCTGCTGCTGGCTGCCCTGGTCTCCGCCAAGCCGTTGGTGCGCTTTGGGTTAATGCTGCTGCATTCGCGCGCGCCGTAATTTCTGCAGTACGAAATAGGCGTGAGGGAAATACAGGTTCTCGACACTGGTGCCTGCTTCGTGCGTCTTGAGGTGCACGTTCGTGAGCGGGATTTGGACAAACGTCTCGACAGAGAGAATCTCCATGATGCGCTCCGCGGCTTGCACTTCATCGACAGCATCTAAGCTGCACAAGTGGTCACCGGTGTCGGTGCAGTACACGTCGTAAATCAGTTGGCCTTCCAGTTGCATACAGTTCCTTGGTTCGGATGCGGCGGCCGCCACAATGTCCTCCTTACGTATAGGCACCGGCTGTTTATTTTTTGATGAGCCGCGGGGGTGTCACGGGGTACGCCTGGCACACCTCCTGGGTTAGCCTTGGCGGTGCTCGGACTAATGCAAAGGGCGCCAAAGGGCGCCCGGTTGTACATACTTCTTTTTGTTTTCAAATCAGAGCGCCTCAGTCCACGCCGCGTTGTTCTCAGCAGCCAAGGCTGCGGTTGCGTCTCGAGCAGACTCAAGTGCTGCGTCTATGTCGCGCTCGAGTTCTGCAATTGCGGCAGCTTCGAGTGCAGCAATCCGGCGGGCTTCCAGTGCAGCGGCTTTCGCGGGCTGATAGCTGCCGGCGAGTTTTGCCCGTGCTCGGGAGACTACGGTTTCGCTCCAGCTGCCGGAGGCGTCCGCGGTGCGGCTCGACGAGACTGCGGGGTCGCGCGAGGCTGAGCGGATGGCAGTGTTGACGGCGGCACGGCTGCCATAGGCCAGGCGCTCCAGGTGAGGGAGGTCGTCTTGCTTGAGGCAGACGCTTGTAGGTTCGCCGGCTGCGTTCAAGCAGCCGCTGACGCGGTAAAAGATAGTGTTGCGCATTCGGTGCACTCCAGTTGTGTGTCGTTCGTAGAGGCTCGGTGTTCGGACTACTGCACTCCGGTGTGCTGCGGCCCTGCACTGAGCAGTTACGAGGTATAGCCACCGTTATCGAGAAGCGTTATCCGGTTAGTCGTCGACTTTCCCCGTAGTGGGCTGCGTACCTGGCAGATAACAAAAAGACGGTTCTGTAGAGTGAAAAAAGATGTTGTACCGGTGTTGCAGTCAAATCAACGGGGGTAGCAACAGCCCCCCGGCCGACATTAGGCTGATTTCAAGGCTTTTAGGGCCTGCTCGGAGCACCGGGTGCGCTCCAAAAGTCCGATTTGACCACCGTTCACGCGTCGAGTAATGCCGACAACATCACACCGGTCGGCGAGCGCATTGAGTCCATTTTTCGACCAGAACCAGCCTGCACTATCGGCGGCAAGAGCGGGTGTTAGGAGCAAGTCTGGGGAAGCCACGACAGGGTTTCCGGTGTCCGCTTGGTAAGCTTGGTAGTTGCTTTTGCCTGTCAACTGCTTGAGTCCGCGGCCTCGGTACCGGAACCCGTCGCCTGTTTCGGGAGCGCCGTTGCCCATGCGATTTGCGTACACGCTATTAGCCAACTTGGCGGGTTGGCGTGCGTACTGCATAGCTTTTCCCAGGGTCGGAAACCGGGACGGCCAGACGGCCATCAACCGGTCGGCGGCATAGCTGAGGCGCTCCTCGACCAAGGATAGCCGTCCGCTTTCGACAGCAATCTGGCCTAGGAAATAGGCCTGGCGGCGAGGCGTGTCGATGCTCCATTTCGCCATGGCAGCCGTGAGCGCGGTACAGTATTTTTCGGCGTCGGAGGCCGTGCAGCCGATAGCGGCTTGAAGCTGTTTCGGTGTCATTAGACCCCCTGTGGTTAGTCACAAGGGGTCTAGCGAGTGAGGTCAGTAACTGTTCCAGCGTGGCAGGGTGCGGCCGCCGTCAACGCGATAATCCTGGTCGCGAGGGTACGGCAGTGGCGCCCACACTCCATACCCGCCGGCCCCAATGGTCTGGGCACGGCACGGGTTGCCGCCGGATGTTTTGTAGATGTTGTACGTGACGGTGGTCATAGTGCCGTCGACGACAATGTCCTCAGTTTTCGTCGACTGCACCGTTGTCGCAATGGGTTTCGGGTCAATGGCATAGTCGTACAGCAGCCAGAAGTCATCGCCCGCGTACCAGGTTCCTCCCGCAGGCACGCCTGATGTCAGCGTGATTTGTGCCGAGTTTGCTCCCGTCAGCGCAGCCTGGCCCTTGTACCAAGCCTTTGCCGGTGAGGCAGTGTGGTCATCCCGGCAAACCCAGACGGGTACTGTTCCATTACGGCGAACTGTCTCCGCATCGGCCGCCGACAGTGTCACGCCCACGGTCATTCCGTTCCCCGTGACCGTTGCATTCGCAGGCAAAATGCCCTTGGCAGCAAAGCCGATAGTGCCCCGGTCGTTCCAGGGGACCGCATCGACACTGACGCTTCCAGTATCGAGATAGCCCACCCGGAAGCCGCTTGCGGCGTTTGCAGCGTCTGCGCCGGCGAAGTAGATTGCGTGGTACTGGTCTTCGGCCGCGCCGCTCAGTTCACGGGGTGCGATGACGGCATTTGGCCATCCGAAGACGACGGAGCCGACCTGTCCTGGGGCGGAAAGCACCGATGGTGGGGTGGCTGCAAGTGGCGCGGCGTACACAGCTACTCCGGAAGAAAACACATCCTCAAGCAGTTCGAGTTCGCACAAGCCGCGGCCTGGCTCCGAGAACCGTGCGGACGTTACCCGCATGCGCAGCGACCCGATACCGTTCTTCAAGCTTGACAAGCTGACCAGGTCTCCAGGCAGCAAGCGCTGGCGTTTAGGGACGATGGCGCTCACCCGGGCTGTAGCAAGCGGCGACGAAAGTGCCCGCAAGTCGCGCGTTGCAATGAGTCCTGCCAGGGACGCGGAAGTGATGCTCGAGTACTGCTGCGTGCTCGGAATAATGACGCCGGCAGCCTGCACCGCTGCCAAGTCCTGGACGGTCACCGGACGCTGTTTGAACCTGGCGGCACGGTCAAGGTAGTTCACTGTCACAGCATTCGTAGCCTCGTCGAGCGATGCGCGCGCGAACGATTCGAAGCGCTCGATGTTGCTGTCGTCAAGAACAAGCACAGGGGTCTCACCGGCGCGCAGCAGCTTCAGCGTATGGTTTCCGGTCGTCGGGTCGGGCTGCAGGACGGCGCCGGCCTGGCGGCAGAACTCGAAAATCACGTCCGCAGCTGTGCGCTGCTGGTCGATGAGCGTGCCCACGAACTGGTTGTCTGCTGCGCACTGGCGGGCAGCTTCCCAGATAGCCGGCGCATTGATGAAGTCCGGATGCTCTCCCGCCCAGAACGTCCGGTCCGTCAACAATTCAGCAATCGCCAGGGCGACATTCGCGTCACCGGCAGCGTTCCCACGGACGGCAAGGACGTCGGCCGGCACAGCACCGAGCCCGATGGAAGACGTGTTCGGCAGGCGCTCAATCACGAACGAAATCGGCAGAACCTGGCCCGTAGTGCCGACCCACATACCGCCTGTCCCGCTCGGGCCGGTCATCACGACGTGCGTTGCATGCGGCCAGGCCGGCACATTGCCGACACCCACTTTGCTTTCAAGATAAGCGCTCGGAGTCGTGCTGCCGCTGCAGAAGTACACCCGGCCTTTGAATCCCTGCGGGTAGTCTTCCTGGCCTTTTTCGGTGCGCTGATAGTTGAGGTCAAGGTAGCCCCCGCCGCCGAGCGTGCCGCTCCAAATCATGACGGCATCGTCGCCGGAGCCCGCCCAGATTTCTTTCAGGAGCACGCCGCTGCCGGCGCAGAGCGTCATTACCGAGCCGACGTAGTAGTCGTAACCGAGAGGGATGCTGGTCGACGAAATACCGGTACGCTGCTTCTTCGAGCGCGCGTTCGTGCGGAAATCGAATGTGCCGATGAGGTTAGGCGCATCTTGCTGCGCACGGCCGATAAGCCAGGGAAGCGCTCGCTTTTCATCGACGGTCGGCAAGCCAATGTCTTTCAGGCCGGCGGCCGCTGGACGTTCGAACTTCGGCTTCGGACGGAACAATTCCGACAGAAGTGTCATCAACAGAAAACGCAACAGGTAGTCCCACATTACGCAGCCCCCTCAGTAAAGATGTTTTTCGGGTCCGGGAGTTCGTCGCCGGAGAAATTCAGATAGTTGTTGAATGACTTGCAGGCCGTGCCGCTGCGGTCGCAGCCTTTCCATGCCTTGATAGGAGCGGCGACAGTGGCACCACCAATTGAAGACAGCAGCGTGAGCGCACCGCCGGTGCTGGCGACGCACATCCGGGTCTGCCCGGCGACTTCGACTAGGCCGGCTTTGAACCACCCGTCTGCTTCGGCCAGTGTCGTTGTGAGGGTCAAGCCATCGGCCGAAATTGCTGTCACGGTACCGCTGCGCTCGTAGGGGCCCCGGGCGACGCCACAGCCGGCACCGTTCACTTTTGCGCCGTACAGGTCCCATTGGCAGGTCGTGCCGTGGATGATGGACAGGCCCATGCGCGCCAGCTTCTCGTTGCCGTTCGTGCAGGTGAGGCTGGCGGTCAGTTCATTGAACTCGCACGACCGAATGCGCCCGCGCCAGACGACCGCGGCCATTCCGCCCGGCTCGTCGAGTTCGACGACGCGCAGGAAGATGGTCCCTGAGGGGTAGCCGCTGAGGAACATGCCCGCAATCGGATGGTCACGGCCGACTGTGATTTTCAGGGTGCCGCTGCTCTTTTCGGAGTCGTAGCGGATTTCGCCGTGCGTGATGCCCGCCAGCGGCTGGAAAGTGACGCCGGCATAGCCCGGAACTCCTGCGACTGGCTCTTCATAGCTGGTGTACGACCAGCTGGCCACGAGGTCGCCTTGGGCGTTCGGCTGGCTGTATCGAGTGAAGTGATAGAGGTAAATCATCGGAAGCCTTTAAGCGAGTTGAACGAGCGACAGCTGGCACGTGGCGAGCCCTGGGCGTAGGTATGAGATTTCGACGCCGTCTGAGTCCAGGCGCCAAGTGCTCTCTGCCTCCCCTGGAGCCGACCAGCGCAGCGGGTTCAGGCGGCCTTTGAGGGCGAACAGCAGCCGGCGGAACTCCAGAATTTGGGCGCGGCTGGTGAGGGTTAGGTCGAGCGTGAAGCCGCGCTTCAGGTAGCGCACGTCGTACAGGTCGAGGTGGCCCGTATCGAAGGCGTTTGCGTTGACCGTAATTTCTTCGGCGGGTGCGGTCCAATTCCCCGTAAATGGCCCCAGGGTCGGGAGTCCGCCGGAGATGGGGCCGGTGTACGGGCTCACCACTTCACGGAAGTCGACAAGGCGGAACGAGCACGAAGCGCGATTAGCGACGGGCGTGATGTAAGAAATCGACCTGGCGTCAGCAACCGGTCGGCCAAGGGCTGCTGGCGCAGCGATGTAATAGCCTTCCGACCAGGCGAAAGCATCTGCCACAAGCAAAAGCCCCGCGGAGCCGGGGGTTAGCTGGGCAATCAGAGGCAAAGCAGTGGCACGGCCGGCTGTGGGCTCGGAGTCCGGACGCTGGAAAGCATGGCACCAGAGTGGCACGACGAATGTGTCGCCGGAGCGCAGCGCGGCCAGGGCTGATTTGTCAGCAGAACTTGGCAGCACAACATCGAAAGAATAAGTTTGCCGCGGATATGCGCGCAACTGCGACCGGGCGGCGTCGGTGCCGTTCCGGGAGATTTGGACGTCAGTGAGCCACTCCAGCAGTTCCTGGCATGGCGTAGACGCGTCGCGGTGAGCGAAGAAGTTTTGTGGTTGTGTGTTCATTCAACCGTCTAGCTAACGCCAGGGGCTAGAGTGGGTCGACTGCGAACACGTAAATCTCGGTGCTGCCTGCCTTGCGCTTGGCCGGCAACTGACGCATGAACGGGACATAGGGCATGTATGTCGGGCTATCGTCTTCGACGATGTGCAGACCTGAGGGATTGCGCGCCGAAGGGGCGACCAGGCAGTCCAAAATCGGCTTCAAACCCCCGATGGCGTTGTCCCAGTCGAGAGAGCCCGACGACCTGCGGACGATGAAGAGCGCCGACAGAGGAAGCTTCGGAGCGGACAGGTCCCCCAGGGCCGCGCGCACTTTGTCTGCAAACTCTGTCCGCAGCTTCTTGTAGCTGTGAAAGTGCATCCCTTTAATGACATTGTTCGAGGGAGACGCCTCATCGAGGTGCAGCACACATGCCAGGCGTGACGGGTCGCACCAAGGCGGCAAGATGTGCTCGGAAAGCGCTGCGCGAGCGGCGGCGAGAGTGGGGGGCGGGTGGGCGGTCGTCATTACTTCGTGTAGCCACGACGCCAAAAGCGAAGCCCCTGTCGCGATGCAGGGGCTTCATGGGCGGTAAAGGAGAAAACCACCGCTTCCGTTGATACTCCTCCGTGTCTGCAATGCGCCGTGTTTCAGGTGTTAGAGCAGGGAGTGTTGCGCGTCAACGGCGGCGCGCGTCGAAAAGGTCAGCCGACGGGCTGATGGAGAAGCTTGTTGCGAACAAACGAAGACCGGCTCAGCGTACGGCTCCGGGGTGCATCCGGGTGCAGTCGGTCGAACTCCAAGCTGGCGGCCAGAACTGCGGTCGCGCGGGTGTGCTTGTTCGGGAACGCGATGCGCAGAGCCATGAAGTCCACCAGCTTCAAACCGACGGTAGTCACAGTGCCGTCGGCTTTGCAGGTGCGCACCGGCAGGCAGTCATAGTCGTGAGCGAGATTAACCACGGACACCCCCTAAATCGCGGGGTTTCGCCAAGCGCAGCACGACTTCAGACGAGCCGAATGGCGGCCGCACGTCACGTAGCAGGGTCGGCTTAAAATGGAGGTCCAGCCAAATCGGCATCACGAGTTTCATTGCGGACATGTTTCGGTCGTAGTCAGGGGTGCTGCCGGCGGCGCGCATGACGCGGACGTCGAGGCTCTCCGCTTTAGACGTCGCATTGACCCGAACCGTCAGCGGAGCGATGCCGAAGTGGCGTGCCAGGGCATTTCGGACTTTCTCGCCGTGCTCGGTGCATTGAGAGGGAGTGAGTCCGCGAGGGTTGTAGTCGTAGTTGATGTGGTGGATTTTGCTGGTGTCGTTCATGACTGGCTCCTTAGTGTGTCTAAAGTATAGGAACCGGTTATCCGAAAATGACGGTCAAGCTTTATACGTTTTCGCCGGACGAAGAAAAGCCCCCAAGGCATTGCACCAAGGGGGCTTCGCTTGCACACACAACACACACACAGGAGAACTACTCAACGTATAGCACCAAGGCTCAGCCCCCCTTTTGGCGTTCCAAAACTTGACAGGAGGCAATTATTCGCGTATAATGCCGAAAGCTGCATACAAATTCGAAGGCCCCACATCATGTTGGGGCCTTTTTGTTTTCAGCGTTTCTAAAACGTCAACTGAGAGGAAATATGACAAAAATACATCAATGGAACGATATTAAGGATAGCTTTACCGATGGGCTGCTGCTCGGAAACGGGAGTAGCATGGCTATTCACCCAGACTTCGGGTATGGCTCGCTGTTCGAAGCTGCACAGGAGAATGGGCACTTGACCGCGCCGGTTGCTGCTGTGTTCGACGCCTTCGGGGTTAATGACTTTGAACTGGTACTACGCCGTCTGTGGCAAGCGAAAGTCGTCAACTTCACGCTGGATGTGCCGGCAGGACCGGTAGAAGAAGCCTATCTTCAAGTACGCACTGCGCTGATTGCGACTGTCCGCGATGTGCACATTACCCATGAAGACGCGTTGACGCACCTGAAACCCATCTACACGTTCATGCACACGTTCAAGACGGTGGTGTCGCTCAATTATGACCTGCTCGTGTACTGGGCTGTGATGCAGAGCCGCGGGGACCTGGGTAACTGGCTAAAAGACTGTTTCGGTAAGGGAGGCGCATTCCCAGACGAGTGGGAATATATGCGTCGGCCATACTACGCCGCAGGGGCTACGCTCGTCTTCTACCCCCACGGGAACCTGGTGCTTGCGCGTGATTTCGACGAATCAGAGCGAAAGATTAGCACCGGCGGCTTCCAGGACCTGCTGGGCCAAATCCTGGATGAGTGGGAGAGCGGAAAAGCGGTTCCTCTGTTCGTTTGCGACGGCACCTCGGAGCAGAAAGTGAAGTCAATTTCGGGCTCGTCGTACCTGCAACGGGTATACCGCGAAGTACTTCCTGCCATGGGTGATTCGCTTGTTATTTATGGATGGGCCATGGGTGAGCAGGAAGCCCATATTCTGCAGAAGCTGAAACAAGGGCGTCCGCAGCGCATTGCAGTCTCCGTCTATCAGGGCAACGAACAGTACATGCGGCACGTGGCGGACAAACTCCAGGAAGCGAACCTCCCGGAGCCTGTGTTTTTCGATTCGGCTAGCCCTGGTTGCTGGCATAACCCGGCTTAAGGAAGACCAAGCTTTCCTTTATTTGCCATCATGACTGCGATGACATCTCGACCGAACTGCGGCGTGCGCCCAATTTCAGAGGCGACGTGCGCTGGGTCGAGGTACAGCCTGGACGTGTTGTTGTTCTGAACGGTCACCTGGGGAGCCCCACCGCCGACGCCGAAGAGGTCGCCTACGGCACCACCGGTAGCGAAGGCTGGCATCGCGAAGTTCGGCATGACGCCCGCGTTCAGCATCTGCAGGAAGCCAGTACCCCATTTCTTGTGCGCCGCTGCCGTCAACACAAACTCTCCGTTCGACAGCTTAGCAAAGATGCTGTCACTGGTCCCGGTGCCCGCGCCCCAGACCGGGCCGCCGGTAGCAAACCCCAACATGCTGCCGATACCTGAGAACAGGCTCCCCACCCCGCCACCGCTGCCGCCAAACATCTGCGCAATGCCCGAGAACAGGCCGCCAAGGTCGAGGCCGGAGAACACCGACTTCAACCCGCTGCTCAGTCCAGAGACAATCGTTGAAATCAAATTGCCTGCACCCAGGTCGCCGTTAAAGAGTCCGACGAAGCCGACCTTGAGGCCGCCCATCAGCCGTGCAATCAATCCGCCCAGGCCGAACTCGCCGTCGAACAGGCCCGTCAGCAGGCCTCCAACGCCCTGCTTGCCGCCAGGCTTCCCTTCGCCTTCGAGCGCGGTAAAGAGGTCGTCAGTGAACGCCTTCAGGTAGCGCTTGGCCAGGTCGCCGAAGATGTCCATGAAAACGGAGCGCAGAGCGTCTTTCCAGTGCAGTGTCTTCGTAATCCAGTCCTGGATGCGGGCGCCGATGCTGTCCGAAATCGTCCGGTTCAGGCTGGCAGCCATCGGGTCGATACCTTCAAGCTTCAGGCGCTCGAACGCCGCACGCGCTTGCTCCGCGGCCAGGACCATGTCGGTGTTGTTGCTCGCCACGGCCAGCGCCTCGAGGGCGACAACCTGGGCTTCGATGACCTCGATTGTTTTCAGCTTCTCGGCTTGGATGTCTTTCTCAGCCTGGCGGGCGGAGATGGCACCGGTATCGCGCAGCAGGTTGATGCGTTCGATAGCTACTGACTCGAACTGACCTCGCTCGTCGATGAGGCGCTTCTGCTCGTCGAATGTCGCCTTGGCGGTTTCCAGCTGCGCATTTGACGCACGCTGCGCACGCAGGCGCACAGACGCTTCATCGTCGCCGGCGAATTCCTTGTTGAACTGGCGGACAGACTCACGAATTGATTCCAGCTGCGCTTCGTACGTCTTGCCCTGCAAAGACAGTTGCTGCTCTGCCAAAGTGGCCCGGGTCTGCTGCAGCTGCTCTTCTAGCTGAAGGACCTTGGTCAGTGCCTCCACTTCGGCCGTGGCGCGGCGCTTCGTCGAGGCTGCGATGTCGGCGTTCAGCTTGACGATTTGGGCCTGCAGCTGGGCCCGCTGTGCAGGGTCCGCACCTGGGACAGCAGCTTGCTGCTTCAAGTCAGCCAGGCGCAGCTTATTCTGCCGGTCTTCTTCCGCGATTTCAGCCAAACGCATTTTTTTCGTTCGCTCGATGTACTCACGCTGGCCGACGGTACGTGCTTCAAGCGCCTCGTCAAGCTTGGCGCGCTCGAAATCCAAGTTCGCCAGGAACTCGACTTGGCCTGCTTCGATGGCTTCGGTGTACTTTGCGGAGCGGATGTCGGCCGACTGCTGAGCCAACTCGATTTCGGCAGAATAGATGTCCGTCGCACTTTTGATGCGTGCGGTCTCGATTTCATCGCCCAGGCTCAGCGAATCTGACAGCAACTGGGTCTTCTGCGTGCGCAGTTCGACCTCGCGTGTGATATCGAACGGCTTGCCGGTGCCGGTTTGGTTCTGCTCCAGGGCTTCGTTGACAGCCGCCAGCTGCCGCTGCAGGTCTTCGAATGCCACCAGCTTGGCGCGGGTCTCGCTGTCCGCCAGTTTGCGCGCAGCTTCGACGCCGGTGACCTTCCGCTTCGTCTGGGCGTCATTGATAGCAGCTGTCTCTTTGTTCAGCGACGACTCCGCTGCTTTGACACGTGCGTTGCCGATTGCGTCGAAAACTTTGGTGCTACGGTCAAGGTCTTCGGACTCGCGCTTCTTGCGGGTCTGGTAGTCGCCCATGGTCTCGCCCGTACGCTGTGCAAACGGTGGCGGCGGGGGTGTGGTCGCGGGAGCACCTGGGATAGGCGGCAGCGCACCGATAGGCTTGCCATCGCGGCCCAGCTTGATTTCCGGCACGCCTTTCATAGGCGCCGGAGCAGCCGGCTGACCTGTAGGCGCTGGAATGTCTTTCGCTTCATCGACAGCGGCTCGGCTTTTCTTGAACAGGCCGACAAAACCCGTTCCCATCCGGCCAATGGCGTCGATGACTTGCGTCGACCAGTCCAGGATGACCGAGAAACCCTCGACGAACGTGCTGGTAATCGAAGAAGTATTGTTGCCGACCGATTTCTGGAAGCGCGACCACGAAGTATCCAAGGCGCCGACTGCAACAGAGAAGCGCGTCGCCTCCGGCACCGAGTCACCCAGCAGACGCTGCATGTCGGCCAGGGTTCCGGTGGTCAGGGCCGCCGACTGTTCGGCCTGTGTCAGGCTCGTTGCAACTGTTCCGATGGAGGGGCGTACTGCTCAAGGTACACGGATGCGTTCGTCGGAATGCCCGAGTTGTCCAGCGTCTCCGAGTTGCCTGTCTTGATAGCAGAAGCAACGCTGGTCACGGTGTCGTTCAGGCTCATGTTCGTGTTTCCGAAAATTGCCGAGAAGTTCTTCAGCGTCTCGAGGTAGCGCTGAATGAAGTCAAGGTTCTTTTCGCCCGATGACAGCAGCGTCGCTACTGCCTGCGACGACGCCTCTTGCGTGATTCTGCCGTCCGCTGCCAGCTTGGCCGCGACTTCGCCCGCTTCAGACGCACTGACGCCCGCAGCTTTGGCTGCAAGCTTCAGGGCAGTGAACGACTTTGCCGCGTTGTCAGCACTCTTAGCCGCATTGAAGAAGAACTTCGCCGCCTCCGACGCCGCGAGCGCGTACAGGCCGCGAATTGCGATAAGCGACGTGCTCATACCCTGCAGGCCGTTCTGGAGGCCCTGGGTCGGGTTCGGAATCTGGATGCGATTGAACGTCGACGTGATGCGACCGGCAAGCGCCTGCAACTGCGTAATCGCAGCACGGGTGTTTGCACTAATGATGAGCGGGATATTGAGCATTAGATTATAGCGTTATTATTTTGTCATCGGAAGCGGCTTCTGCCTCGGCGGATATCAGGCCGGCAGCGACTCCCAGGCTGTACAGCTGGTCGTCGACTAGCTTCAGGCCCTTCTCGGTGTTCACAGCTTTGGCAGCTACTAGGTTGTTCAGCAACGAGTAAGAGTCCCGCGAATATCGACGCTGAACGGCGTCGAACCGGCCAAAATTCTGCGCGAGCGTGGCTTTCAGGATGGCCTCGCGGGTGAACCCCGCGGCCTCCAGGTCGTAGACAAGGCGCTCAAGTTCGATGAGCGCCGTGTCAGGGGTCAGTGGTTTGCTGGGCGGGCTGCCGGCAGCATCGTCATCGTGACCACGCGCTCGAACTCGGGACGCACGTGGTCGGTGAAGAAAGGCATGTTGGTCTCGAGCAGTGCGCTCAGTAGACGAAGCGTCTCGTTCGGCGGAAGGCGCTTGATAAACTCGTCGGGCTCGCCGATGGCAGTGGCCAGCATTGCAATCACAGCTTTCGGACATTTGCCAATGAGGCGCGTGGGCGTCATTTCGACGCCGGAGGCTTGCAGCTGCTCGAAGACTTCAAAGAAAGGCTCGAGGAGCCCAAAGGTCTGCTCCGTGTCGAAGATTGTGATGGTGAATTGCTTGCCGCCGGCTTCGACGCGGACGCTTGGAGGAATCACGGACGACTTCATTACTTTTTTGGTGGACATTGGAACTCCTGGTTGTGGAACAACGTATAGGGAGCGGACGAACAAACGGCCCGGGACTACCAGGCCGTTTGAGGGAGTGAGCGTGGATTACGCTACGTCGTAGGCGCGGCCGTATTGGCCCAGGTCGCCGTCGACCGGTGCAGTCTCGTCAAGCTGCAGTTCGAACACCAGGGTCGCCGTGCCAACGCCGTTGCCGTCTTGGATGAGCGACAGTGCGCCGGAAGGCGAAGCCTTGCCGTTGTAGAAGTGGTACGACTGGCCGGTCTTCTCCGAGAAGAACAGGACTTCATACTCGCCAGCTTCGGCAGAGAAGACGCCCAACTTGGTGTACACGCCGTGGCTTGCGGTGCCGACGTCAGCTTCGCAGTCGACGATGGCCTGAATCACGCCGGACTTCTTGAACAGCTTGAAGTCAACGCCTTCCACCAGGGCGCCCAGGGTCAGCGCAGTGATGTTCTTGAGGCCCAGCGGCACGATTTCGCCAGCCTTCATGGCAGGCACTGTGACCGCGACGGCCACGCCGGCAGCGACGTCGACCGAGTTAGCCAGGGTCAGCATCTTCAGGTTGTCCACGTGACGGCTGTGCAGCGTGACTTCGAGCGAGGCAGAACGGTCACTCTCGAAAGTCGCAATGGTGCCGCCGGTGTTGCCGTTGGACTTCACTTTTTCCTGGGTGACGGACAGGTTGAGGTTGCCGCTTGTAGCGTTGAACAGCGCGCCAAAGGCGCCGGCAACGCCGCGCTTCTTGACTGCGAAGTCGCCTTTAAGTTCGGCGTATTTAGGTTGAGACATTAGAAAGCCTTTTTCAAAAGAGGTGGTGCCGGGTATAGCTAGGATTGGGGTTGGGCGCCGTTACAGCCGAACGGGGACGCTGAAAACGACGGGATAGACGATGACGCCCCGCTCATCCCAGGTCTGCGGGACAATCGAGCCGGCCGGCTTGAACTCGCCAATGAACTGCTCGTCATCGGACTCATAGCCTGTGAGAGCCCGGAGCATTGCGGTCAAAACTGGACCATCACGCTCCCAGTCTTCGGAGAGGCCCGGGACTACGAAGAACGCGCTGTACTGCTGCTCAAGGGTCGAAGTGCCGCCAGCGCTGTCGGCCGGCGTCGCCCGCAGCAGCCGCACCAGTATTTCAGGCACGGAGCCCGACACGGACTCTTGGGCCCGGGTGTAGTCCTGGACGCGAGTCACGCGGATGTCTGGCAAAGCGGCAGCCAGGCGCTCGACGATGATTTCGCCAGGTCGGAAAAAGTTGTTTAAACCCTGCATTACGGAGTCTCCAGACGCATTTGTTTTTTGATGGCTTTCATGGCCGCGTCCATCACGTCGTCGGCGTCTTCTGCGCCCAGCTGGCCACCATCCAGGAGCACTGGACGGACCTTCTCGACGAACTCGGCATAAGGCACACCGAAGCCGATTTCGACGCGGTTCTTGTCGACGTTGACTGCCAAGCTGGCCCGCATGCGGCCGGTGTACTCCAGCAGCGTGCCGCGGCCTTCTTTGGCGCGGGCCTTCGCCGTGCTCGGTGCCCATGGCTTCCACTCCGACCCATCCGGCGCAGTCTTCGTGTCGAAGCGAATCTGGACATTGCTTTCAAGCACTCGGCCGATAGCGCGCATGACCGGCTTCGTGTCACGCAGCGAGGCTAGGGAGTCGTTGAGCACTTGCGTCAGGGCTCGGCTGTCGACCGTGATAGTCATTACATCCAGCCCTTCGGGTTCCACGGAAGTGTCGTGAACCACACGCCGTTGTCGAGGGTGCTTTCGTCCTCAGGGGTGGCTGGGTCATCAGGGATTGCGGGCAGAGCCACCTTTCCGGCGGCGACGGCCAGGAGGTACGCAACAGCTGCTTTCCAGCGTGTCTCCACGACCGGCAGGGGATTGCTCTTCTGCAGCCTGAAGCGTGCGATATCTGCTGCAGCTTGCTCGAGGGCAGGCGGCACCTCAGCCAAGCCGTTTGGGCGGGCAACGCGCACGTAGCTGTCAACCTCACTGTTGACAGTGCCGAGCGTGGCCTCAATGCCGGCGCCGTCTTTTTCCAGGCGTGCGATTTCGGGTGCTCCGAAGAGCACCTCCAGGCGTGCGCGCGTGATGTAGGTCGTAGTAGTCATTGAGATGTGTAGCGAGCCGTTAGGCGAAGTCACGCATCGTCTTGATTCCAATGACGGCGGTCGCAGTCGTCGGTGCTGCGCCCGGGAAGCCGGTCAGCGTCAAGCGGGCGATAGAGTCCGGCATCAGAGTCGAGTACATGCCGTTCCCCGCGCCGAACTTTGGCAGGTCAAGGATGATGTTGATGCTGCTGAAGTCTGGCTCGCCGCTAGGCTGAGTAGTCCACGTCGCCTCCGCAAAGACGTTGCTCCACTCCCCGATTTCTTGGTTCCAACCGATTACTTCCAGCTTGCATTCGACTGGCTGGTCGGCATACACGCGGACAGAGCGCGGGAACTGGTACTCGAGCATCCACAGCGCGTAGTCAGTAAACGGGAAATAGAAGTCGGCCGACGCGCCAGGCGCCGGCGCAGCAAACACATGGCTCTGTACCGAGGTCGTCTTGACGATTGCTCGCAAGCTGTTCACTTGCGTAATGCGCTCTCCGGCTTCGGTCAGCGTGCTGACTACCAGGAATTCGGTCGTGCCGGGCAGGACTTGAGTGACACCTGGTGCGCGGCCCGAGTCCGGCTGGAACGGGCTCCCCAGCGAATCCGCTGTGACCAGGAAGAAGTTCGCGTATCCGCGGTTGATGATGCGAATAGAGCCGTCGGTGAAGCCCGCAGGAATGACGAGCGCTTGGTAGCTTTCGAACGTCGCCGGGGTCGACTCGACGTAGACAGTTAGTTCATCGCCCGGCCCAGCGCCGAGCAAGTCGAATACAGCGACGGGCTCGGGTGTCGGATTGAACTCGAATACCACCTGGTCGACCACGCGGCTAGGAACCGAGACCGTCGCGTAGTGATACTGACGATTCGCACCGTCAGCAGCGCCGCCAGGAGCGGAGCCCCCGGCTGCCGGGGGGAAGGTGAATACGTTACTCATTCGAGCACCACGACTTCAGCAGCCGCGTCGGCGTCGGCCGGCACGGTAATCAAGATTGCGCGCAATGGCGAGGGCAAGACGGTGCTGGCAGTCGAGCCGGCAGGGATGGAGCCAGCGTTGCCGATGGAGAGGGGGCACACCAGGGGAGCCAAGGCGCCTGCATCGTCCGGAGTGGCGGCGACCGTGATTGACGCGTTCGAAGCGTTATTGCGAACAAAGACAGTCGCCGGATTGCCGGTCGTCGAGTCGAATTGGATGCGGGTTGTTGCGCCGGCGGGGGCGCTCGCACGGGTGCGGACAAGGCCGCCGATGCGTTCAGTATGTTGGGTCATTGCGAGCCTCGGTAAGGGATACCAGGTGTAGGGAGCACCTAACAAAAAGCCCACCGAAGTGGGCCTTTTGGGAGCAGTACCGGATTACAGGTAATCGGATACGATGAGTTGCAGGCGGTTCTTGTAGATGTTGCTGTCGCCGCCGTCGATGTAGTCGCGCTCGAGGATTTTCTTGGCTGCAGGGCCCAGAGCGGTCGGCACAACCAGGTGGGTCGGGGCGCAGTTCATCGGCAGGCCAGCGTCGTTCTTGAACGAAGCGTGGCGCATGATGCACTCTTCCAGGCTCTCTTCGTTCAGCGGCTGCTTCGAGCGCACAGCGTGTGCCCAGAAGCCCGGCTTGAAGAGACCGCGCATACGCCAGCCCATGGCGGTTGCGTCTTCCGTGAAGCCCAGGTGGCTGTCAGCGGTGCCGCCGATAGCCGAGAACTGGTAGTCCTCGCCGTCGCGGGTAGCGACGATGATTGCATTTTTGTTCACGGTGAAGAACGCTGGTGCGGCGCCTTCGATGTCGTTGTCGAAGGTCGCCAGGACGGTGGTGCCGGCTTCGTTCGAGATTTCGTGGGTGCCGAACATCGGCTGGCCGTCGAAACCGACTGCGTTTTCTTTCAGGACGGCGAAGACTTCTTTTTCGTCGTAGACGTCGGCCGAGGTGGCCAGGCCGCCAGCGATGCGGGAAGCTTGGATAGCCGGGTCATCGGCCAGGTCGGTGTTCTGCACTTTGTACGAGTCTTCGTGCAGTTCGCCGTTGAAACGCACGCCCATCGAGCGCAGTGCTTTCATGGCACGGTTGCCGACCCACTTCGAGCCAGTACCCAAGCCGAGCAGCAGGAATGGGACGTAGCCCGTCGAGCCGAAACGGTCGCGGGTGATGATTGCTTCGAAAGCGCGCGAGGTGCGGGCTTTGAAGGTGTCAACGAATTTGGCCGAGCCGGTGGCCTTAATTTCGTTCAGTTGTTCAGTGCTAAGTGGCATTCGAATGCTCCGGGGGGTTAGTTAAGTTCTTGAAGAGACGCTGCGTACGACTCGGCTGAAATGCCAACGCGCTTGCAGTGCTGGAGTTGCTCGTGCGTCAGACCGAACGTTTCCACCTCTGTGCGCTGTGTAGCGAGCGAGAACGTGAACGCCGGGTTCGGGCGCATTGAGGCGACCATCGAGGTGAATCCGGCGAGGTCGTTGCGTGCCTGTTTGAGCAGGGTTTCGCGGAGGGTCACGGTGAAGTGACCGGCTGCCAGGGCGCCGTCGACAGCTGCGACGACTGCGCGCTCGGCCTGGTCGGCTTGCACTTGTGCCAGGGCGGTTTCGGCCGTGGTTGCGCGCGCTGAGAAGGCTGCGACTTCCGCGGTCAGGGTCGAGACTTGGGAGGTCAGCGTCGCCAGCTGGGCGCTCAGCGTAATTGCCTCGGTGCGGGCGGCGTCACGCTCGGCCATCAAGGTGGCGGTCGTGCCCTGGAGCGCAGCGAACGTCGCAGCAGCGTCATCAGCAGGGGTTTCGGCGGTAGCAGGGGCCTGGACTTCCGCTGCTTCGGTCGGAGCGTCAGCAGGCGTCTGTTCGGCCGGCGCAGGAGCGTCGACAGCCGCAGGGGTGTCAGCTTCTACAGCTTGAGTTTCGGCGGCCGGAGGGGTGGTGTCCGGAGCGTCTTCCTCGGACTCGTCATCCTCGGTGTCTTCTGCAGTGAAAGTCGCGGACATCTCGAGCGCTGGGTTGTTGGTCAACGCAAGGGACTTCAGGGACATAGCAGTCCAGCCCATCTCAGTTTCGATGATGCGCAGCGTTGGCGAGGTGTATCCGAACTGGCGACCGTCAATCAGAGCCTGGCCTTCCGCCGTCATGAGGCAGCGCGCCCAGAGAGAGCCATCGTCTGCAACGTACAGTTCACGAACCCATCCCATTGCGGGAGCAGCACCGTCGAACTCGGTCAGGTGGCCGACGTCGAGCGGCACCTTGCGGCTTTTCGCGTTGAAACTGGCAGCGATAGCAACGTTTTCGTGGCTGAGCATTGGTCGGCCGTCAACCGGCTGGGTCTGAGGACCCGTGGGCAGTACAGGCAGGTCGTACAGCACTTCGACAGCATCAGCAGCACCGGCTGTCGCTGCGAAGGTGACAGCCAGAGCAAGGGCGCTCTTTTTGATTTTGGTTTTCATTCAAGGACTTCCGAACACGGGGAGAGATGTTCGGTGTAGCGAAGCCCCAGGAGGGCGCTGCCGCGCCGCACTACGGAACAGGCCGGCCAAGGGAGCGCTGTGCGCTCCAGACTTCTTCAAATCGGTAGGAGTTTTAGGAGTCCACCCAATCGGTAGACTTGAGAACCGCCAGGTTCTCCTTGGCCAGCCTGTCCGAGCGCCGGCAGGCGCTCAACTTTCGCCGATTTCGAGAGACTGGCCGGGAGGCTCACGCGTCAGCGGGAGGGGCGGCAGCCCCTGAGCGTTAAACCAAAAAAAAAGAAAAACGACAGGCGAACGACTGTCTCGAGAGACTGCGGAAATCGGCGCCTTGCGTATTAAGTAAAGAAGAGCCGCATGGACAGTGGCTCTCCGAGGAGGTAGGTCGGGTAAATTCCGGTCGTTAGTCGGGTAATTTCCAGAGCCCCGAGTCGCAGCACCTCTCGTTAGTCGGGTAATTTCCAGGGCTGTGACGGTTCGCCTGTTTCCGTTGGTCGGGTAATTTCCGGCACCTCCGACCCCTGCTTTCAAGGAAGTTCACTTCACCCCCTAAAACGGCTGAAAGCCCGCAACAGCGGGCCTTCCAGCTTACAGACCTTGCCGGTCGCTTAGCGCTCGACGCGCAGCTTTCCCCGACCAAACGAGAACCCTTTGACCACGCCGGCTGCTACCAGCTTTGGCAGGGTTTCACGCACTTGCTCGCCAAACGTCTTGAGCACAGCTTCGCTCCCCGAGAACTTCGCCAGGTCTGCGAGTTCGAAAATGTTCTCATCTGACTGAGCGCGCAGGAACGAAGCGAGCCAAGTCTGGAGGCCGTCAGTCAGCTGAGCCCGCTCAGCACGTGGCAAGAAAGTCGTACCGCCTTCGAACAGCCCGACGATGCGCGGGTCCAAACGAACAGACCAGCGCTCCGGGGACCAGTCGAAGGCGCCTACCAGGGCAGCCCGCAGACCCGAAGTCTCATTGATAGTCAGGCGGACCAGCGCGGATTGCATGCGCTCGATGCAGACAGCCAGCTTGTCGACACTCTTTTTGTGAGCATCCCATCCGATGGAAGCGGCGAACTCCCGTGGGTCGAACTCGACGGTGGCGTCTACCAGGCCTTCACGGGTGCGGTGAACCAAGGCCAGCCAGACGGTGGCATCATCCTGGCGCAGTTCCGGGCCCTTGTATTCAATCGAGGCACCGCGGAACGACGGGAGCGTTACGTTAATTTCGCGACGCTCGATGACTTTTTCACCGTTGTCCCGGTAGCTTACTACTCGGCCCTTGCTGCTCTTGGTAACACTGAACAGAGCGCAGCCGAGCAGGTGACGGCCCATGCCGAACACTGCCGGGTACAGCTTGACTGGCAGACTGCGCTCAGCACGCTGCTTCTTTTCTTCGTACGAGATTTCTTCAGCAGCGACGCTGTTGAGTTCTGCCAGTTCGACTGCGGTAGGTGCTTTCATGCGGTGCTCCGTTAGATGTGTGTTATCTGTATAGGCACCGGCATTTCATATTTTTGCAAACAGCTATCGGCCGGCAGATAAACCCGTTACGCTACAGGTGAAACACTTCCGGAGAACAACATGCTTGCAGATTTTGTCTTTGCTACCGCTTGCGCTACCCTCGCAAGCTTGTGCGTCAGCCTTTTCTTCCCCAGCCTGGCACCGCGGCTTCACCGCCGCGACGACGACAGCAAATAAACTTCTTTTTCCGCTGTCGCCGTACTGACAAAGAAAAACCCCGCAAATCGCAGGGCTTGGTTGAATGACTCAACGATGTTTCCTGTTGCCTGAAATCCGCGACGGTGCTGGGCGGCTCAGTTCGATTTGCTCGAGTTTATGCAGGATAAATGCTACGCTGAGCGTAGAAATTACTCCTGCTGCCATCGTCAATGAAGCCGAAAGGTTCGGTGCCGCGAAGAGGCTGATTACACAGCCAAATGCCGCATGTCCCAAACAGTACTTCCACCGCACATCGCAGAGCGCTTCCCAGAATTGCGGAATTGCTTTGGTGAGCCAGCGGGCTGCTAAGAATGCTAGTGCCAGAACAAACAGCCCCACTAGCGAATACACACAGCCCAGGAAGATAATCCACATTGCGTTCAACATTTTTGAGTCCTTTGCAAAGTGACCTCTGAAATTTCGCCGGGAAAACCCCGGCCAGACTCAGAAGTCGGGGTTTTCGCTCGTCAGCGAGTAGAAGCAATCTGCTCCTACCTAAGGTATAGACACGTGTTATCTAAATGACGGTCACGTTTTATACGTTTTCGTAGAAAGTGAAAAAGCCCCCGGATTCAGGGGGCTTCGGTCAGGCCAGGTCGGCCAGGGCTTGCATTCGCCGCTGCAGCTGCTCGGCCATTCGCCGGACTCCCTCGTCCGTCCCAGGGTTGTAGTCCCATCCTGGTTCGATAGACGCCGGTAGTTTGAAGGTGCGCCCGCTCACCTTGTCTTTGTATTCAATGAGTTCTTCCTCTGGCGGGGTGTCCTGCAGCGGGACGCCGGCCTTGGCAAGCTTGCGGATTCCGCGCTCGTCGATAGAGTTCACGATGCATCGGCAACGCCAGCCGTTCGGGCAATAGTGGTCGTTCCAGAATGGATGCTCCTTTGGCAGGTAGACCCCATTTAGCACGGCGTGGCTACTGCGAACCCGACTGTCCCGCATCGTCCAGTAGATGAAGTACTCTTCATCTTCGAGGTCTTCCATCCCGCGCTGGTAGCGGCCAGCGTGGTAGGCGCTCCTGAGCGTCGACTGAAACGCCACTCGCGGGTCGTGCTGGCCAAGCCCTGTCGTAATCAACTCCTGCAGCTTGTCGCTGCGGTCCCAGGTCGGGGGAATTTCGCCGGTTTCGACGGCGCGCTGCACCGCTTTGATGAGAGTATTTGCCTTTTCCGCGACAGCGGACCTGGCAGCCATATCGGAAGTGCTGAATTCTTGAGCAGCTATGCCCGAGATTTTCTGGCGCCCGCCTGCATCCACGGCCACGCCAAGCTTCTCGCAAAACGCTACCGCCTCCCTAGAGGCGACCTGGTCGACTCCTGCGCTAATAGGCATTACGCCTCCCCGCCCAGGCGTCCGCCGGCGCGCGCAGCAGTGCGCATCGCGGTGAACAGGGTCTTCAGCGCATCGACATCCCCGCCCTTGACTACCTCCAGCAGCGCGGCCGCTGCGGCTTCAACGCTCCCGGCGCCCAACACAGCTTCTGCGAGCATGGCGTCGATGGTCGGCGTTACCACCTCGTATTCAGACAGCATGCTGTCGGCCAAGTCGTCGATTGCGTCGCGCTTGGGCCCTTCGGCTGCAAACAGGGCCGGAGTGTGCGCCGGGCATGGCCGAGGAGCCCCCAAGGCTGCGGACAATGCTGCAGCGCCTGGAGCCTGCTGAGCGGCTCCGGCAGGGGCCAGGGTGTCTTCCTCCGTCTCAGCGAGGAACACGCCTAGCTGCTCGGCCGTTTTGCTGATAGAGAGCGGAAGGCCCATGTCGTGCGCGGCTTTAGCGTTCTCGCGGGCTGCTACTTTGTCGACAGGCTCGTCGAGTTCCATCTTGGCCTTCGGGATGAACGCGTCGGGGCCGCCATTGAAGATTGCCCAATAGTAGAGCGCTTCGTTCGCTGCAGCCGTAGGCAGCTGGGCGTCCGCTTTCTGCAGGTCATAGCGCAGGTTCCCATGCACGTTACCCAGCGCTTGGCTGCCGCCGCTTCCAGTGTTGC